CCATTTCCAAATCATTTCTTACCCCCACCGTTACGAAATATTTGTGTACCCTTAATGCCAAAAATACTTCCGACGACAAGGATCCAAAGGGTACTGAACCAGGTCGGCAGCGCCGCAAAATGTTCGAAGAAAGTTTTTACTTTCTCCAAAGCGCTCGGATCGTCACTAAAGACCCCCCAAGCGAGCACCACTATGGGCGCCGACAAAATCACAAGAACGAATTCGTCCTTGTAATCGTTTTGACGTGCCTCTAACAACTTGCCTTGGTAAGCTTCCTCACCTCGAGCTTGTCTCTCAGCATGTAAAAGTTGTGCTTCTGACATTGCCATCTTTGCCTTTTGCCTGTTAGCGTATATTTTTGAACCTGCTTGTGCAGCAAGTTTTAAAGCTTGAAACCACATTATAGTTTTCCTCCTTTTTTCATTTTTATAGGTGGTACCTGTGAATTAGGGCCTCTTCTTGGAGGAGGGCCACTCTTTACTCCTCCTGATAAACCACCGACATTAAATGTTTTGAAATTAAAAAAATTATCTTTAGGTTTAATTAAATCTGTATCTATTGGTTTATTAGCTACTATTGGCAAAATAATTTTTTGATCTCCAGGTCTATTGCCATTATTTTGTCTATTAACAGTTTTTCTTTTTACTTGTCCATAACCTAATCTCTGACCTCTGTCTAAAATACCCTGTGTAATTCTTCCTGAGAAAGGAATTCCTGAAAACATTAAACCATATTTTAATGCCTGTCCTCCACGAGTAGTGCTTGGACTAATTGCAGATATAGTTGCTTTCCTTTGAGTTTGTAATGCTTTTCTACCTTGATCTGATATTTTTCTACCTGACGGATCTCTACTACTTCCTCCATTTCCAGTTGAAGATCTTGAAGACTCATATTGACCCTCGGCTGCATAACCAGTTCTAGCTTTTGTAACTTTTTTTAATTTACCTGAATTTTCCATAGCATAAAAAACTTCTTCGCCTTTTTTCTTACCATATTGTTTTTTCATGGATGCCATGATTTTTTTTCCTTTTTCATTTAATGGCATTATACTTTTCTCCCTGCTCTAATAGATTCTTTGCCTCGTTTAAAAATAGAAGCTACTTTATTCTTACCCATAACTTTTGCTCTTTGCTCTCCAACAGTTAAAATTTGGATTTTTCTCGCAAACGGTTTAGATATCTTTTTAACTTTTGCAACAGTCGCACTAGCATCAGCAGGAGTCGCAAACTTAATACTAACAGTATCTTTAGGATTCTCATCCGTGTACAACCTCCTACCTGAACCTTTAGGTTTTTTACCTGTCCCTTTTACTGGATCTTTTGCCATACTTATCCTTCCAATATTGAATTCTTTCTAATCTTCTTAATCTATAATCTAGATTAGTAAAAAAATAAAAAAATTTAAGTTTTAAAAATTTAAAAAAATTTTTCATTATTTCTTTTTACTCCTTGCGATTTCTAGTTTTTCATCTGCTATTCTAATTCTTTCATCTGCTTGATCTTGTTTGTCTTCTAATTTCATTTTTTCAAGATCTAATTTTTCTTCAATCTCATTCATTCTAATATCATTTGAAACTATATCTTGATCTGCCTTTCTTTGTAAATCCATAGCTTTAATATCTAATTCTCTTTGTTTCAAAGTAACTAATGGGTCTTTATTAGACATAGATTCACTTTGAGCAAGTTCTAAAGTTAATGATGCTACCCTATTTGCAATCATTGATGCTATACGAATCTCTGCTGCCTCAGGATCTGATTGTAACATTTGTTGCATCATAGGATCATTTTGTATTTGTGCTCCAACTTCTCCTTGAGCTAACATAGAAACATGTTCAGATATGTGTGCTTGTAATGCTTGATATACTTGTGGGTTGATCTGAACCATTCTTGTTGACATAAAAGCTCTATGAGCTGCTATATGCGCTTGATGATCTTGTGTAGGAAATGCTCTTAATGGTTTCATCATTAATGCCTCCATATTTTCTGTAGCAGGGTCTTTTGGCATCGGTTTTTCTTGTGGTATTAACAATTGATCGATATCTTGAGTGCCTAAAGCCTCATATACTCTACGATAAGCCTCTCTTAAGTTGTGCATCATCGGATTTGACAGTGCAATCTTAAGATTTTCGTTTGCCATCGTTACTCTTTGTGCCATACTCATGATATTTGGGTCAGCAACCGGTAAAACATCGACTCTTTCGTCAAAATCAAGCTGTTTTACAGCACGATCTGCACCATAAACCGAATATGGATAGATTGGTGGTAGATATGTTGCAAAAACTTTTGATAAAAGTCTAAATTCTCTTCTCATAGAGTAGTAACATCGCTTGTGTATAGCACTCATGACCCTCGAACCTCGTTCCATTAACGAAACAGTGGTGCCAACAGCCCTATTTTGCATGTCATTACCCACATCCATGTTTGTTATAGCTGCAAATTTCTGTCCTGCATCAACAACAAAGCCCATTAATTGATAAAGTGTAGCCGATGGCTCTTTAAAAGGTAAAATTTGAAACTGATCTTTAATATTTCCACCTGGTGCATCGACATCTCTAAACTCTCCAGGTTGAAATGGTTGATCGTCATCACGAATTCTTATACCTCTTGACTTAAATCCAGCAGGTAAATTAGATAATGTACCTGCATCTAGTAATTGTCTCAAGGATTGTGTAGCAGTTCTACTTAATCCACCTATCATATGGGTTAAACCAAACCCATAAAATCCTAGTCCTGGTAAAAACTTGAAATGAACAAAGTATTCTTTTCGTTTTTTTGTTGAATCATTCATATCGTAATTACGATAGATGCTTAAAATTTGTCCTGAACCCTCATCTATAGTTACAATGTAGGGTACTTTGACTTGTTTATCAGAATTTTGCATTTCAAATTCATCTAAATTACAATCCACATGCATTTCTAAAATAGAAAAAGAATATTGTTTATCTGCAGATGGTGTAATACCCTCTAACTCTTGATATTTTTTTTCGATATCAGATGGACCAGAAGCTTTCGGTTTTAATTCTACATCTCTATAAAATCCTGCTTCCTGTTTTTTTAAAATTTCATTCTCACCCATTTTTATGACATGAGTAATTCTCTCACAATCCATAAGATCTGTTGCATAATATGGAACCACTAAATCTTCTGCAGGTACAAATTTAGAAACTGCTCTCTGCATAACTTCATCATAATAAACTTTTTTGAATGCAGAACCTGCTAGGGCTAGGTAAAATAAAAGTTGATCAAACTCTGGAGTATATTCTTCCATTTCTTCTGTGATCATGTAATTCATAAAATCCTGCACTCGTTGTGCCTGATTAATTTTTTCATTATCCTCTATACCAAGAACCTTAGTTCTTACGGGGCCTTGAGATGGTAATAATTCTTTATACGCTTGTGCTTGAAACTGTGTTACTGCCTCAGATAATAATGGATGAGTGACAGATGCAGAACCTCTAAAGGGTCTTGTCATCTCTCTTTGATTTAAACCTAACAAGTCTAGATTATTTGTGTAGGAAGTCTCCCAATCTTTTCTCGACACCCTATCCTTTTTGTAATCGTCCAACAATCTATTAGACATTCTTTGAAGCACTTCTTCAGACATGTCATTTGCTAGATTTGAAAAAAATGCTTCAGTTTCTGAAACAGCTTCCTCAACAGTGGTTTCTTCAGAGTTTTCCGACTCTAATTCAATATCCACCTCTTCTGTTTCAGGAGTTTCAGTTTCCTCTACGATTGCTTTATCGACTTCAGCCATTAATACATTTTTGTTGGTTTCATTCTCATAGCCATTCCACCACCACGAGCTTTAATCGTCTTACCTGTTTTTAATTGTGTTTTTGGACCTAATAAAAATTTATTTAAAAAATTTTTAAATCCGACTCCAGTTTCTCCCCGTCTAGATTTCATGGCTTTAGAAAAGGCTTCTTTGTCTTTAAATTTTTCTAGACCTTTAGTAATTCCATCTTGTCTTATAAAAATAGACTTTGGATTTTTACCTTCAATAGCCGAAGGATCTAATTTTGTAATTCCACTAGATGCAGCCTCTTTTATCTTTGGAGCCATTGCGAAAAGTTTGGATGGTCCTCTTTTTCTCATAGCCTGTGCTTTATCGTAAACTGTACTCGAACCTTTTCCAACAGTAGATCCTGTAGGAAGAAGTCCTAATTTAGAGGCACCTGCTAAACCAACCATTGCAGCCAATACCTTGTTTCTTCTTCTTGATCTTCTTGACATGTCTTATCTCCTAATAATATACGTATTTACGCTCTTTCATACTTTGTATCTCATCCTCGTCAGAATAAGTTGTTACGAAAGAACCTTGTCGATATCTTAACATAGCTTGGGTAGTGCTGTCCACATAATCGTCATGTTCTCCATGTGGAAACGCTGCACATTCCTCGATAACTTCCTCTGCCCAATGTTCATCTCTTGGATAATAAACTTGTCCTGATTCGAAAATGGGAGCACAGGCATTAACTCTTGAATGTTTATCCTGACCTCTTCCTGGTGTGTAATCCATAACCGGTATTCCCATTCTACGAAATTCTTGTAATAAACTTTGTCCACTTGCTTTTGCTTCTATAATAACAGACTCAGGTTGCCAGTATTTATATTGATCTAGTGCTACCATTTTTAATTCAGGAAAATCATATTTCCCTTTAATAGCATCTATTAACATAATAGCGTCAGGCCCAGACTCGTGAGGCGTGAATATTCCCCATGTGGTAATTGCAGAATAATCGGCAGTTTCTCTTTTACTGAATGCAGTGTCGTATGATTGTATGACATGTTTTAAAGTTGGAAGTTCCTTGGCCCACGGCTTCCACCATTCTCTTTTAAGAATCGCTCCTTCTTCGGATGTTGGATTCTGCATATATTGTGCAGACCAGTTTCTAATGGATATAGACGCTTTAACCTTTTCCAATTCATCGAGTGACCAATATT